TGGCTCGACCGGATGCGCGAGACGCTCGGCGAGCGGGACTTTTCGGCGCTCGCGGAGAACCGACCGCTCCCGCCATCGGGGTCCGTGTTTCGGTCGTGGCAACCGGAGCGCTGCGTCGTCGACCTGGTGCCGGATTGGGGCACGATGCGGTGCCTCCTCGCGATGGACTTCGGCCTCCGTCACCCCGCGGTCCTCGCCCTCGCAGAGACCGGGCGTAACCGCTGGTGCGTCGTGCGGGAGTGGGCACCCGACGACGAGGCGCTCCCCGACCTGCTCGCGCGCCTCGCAGCCGACTGCGTGCCTCGGCGCCACTGGACCCCGGGCGACCGGCGCATCCCGCTCGACATGGTCGTGGTCGACCCGGCAGGCGCTGCGCGGTCGGCGCAGACCGGGGCGTCTGACCTCGACCTGGTGCGCGCGGCGCATCCGCAGGGCCTCGGGATGGTCCCCATCATCGAGCGCGACCCGGCGCGGCGTGACATTGTGAGCGGCTGCACGCGCGTAGACCTCGCCCTCGAGCGCGGCGCGCTGACCGTGGCGCGGCAGCTCTACGAGGCCGGACTGCGCGCTCCGGCAGGGCGGCGCACCCTGGCCCGCGCGCTGTCGGGGTATCGATGGGACGCGCGGCAACCCGGCAGGCCCGCGAAGGACGGGACGCATGACCACCACGCCGACGCGCTGCGGTACGCCGTGCGGCACGTGCTGTGGTCGCCGCCCGGTCCTCCGACGACGGCACCGGCTCCGACGCAGCAGGGGCCGAGGCGGTACGAGGCGCCGGGGTCGTGGCATGAGTAGGCGTTGCGAGGTGTCCGGGCGCGTGCTACTCGTGACGGTGCGGCGAGGGCCGCAGGAGGTCGATATGGGCAGGTTCATCCTCGTGGCGTTCGTCGCCGCAGGTTGCTCGGCGCAGTGGCAGTCCTCGGCGCGCGCGATGAGCGTGTCGCAGATGCCGTGCACGGAGCAGCAGGTCGAGGTCCGCGAGGTGGAGATGCACTACGCCTCGTGGACGTGGGACGCGCGGTGCAAGGGCGTGGACTATCACTGCACGTCGGCGGGGTTCACTACGACGTGCAGACCGGCGGCGGAATTAGTGGAGTAGATGAGCGCCGAGGGGCGCGAGGAGGATGAGATGAGCGACGGTGTCAAGGTGTGCATATGGACTCTGTGGGAGTGCAATGCAGGGCCGATGAAGGACCACGTAGCGGTGTTGCGCGACGACGAAAGCAACATCAAGCAGGCTGCCGAGCTGGCCAAGGCAGTCGGCATCGCCGTTGAGCGGATGAACTGGGAGCGCGCCTACACGTCCGACCGCTCTGTGTGGGAGGCTTGCGAGAGTTTCGACACGGAGTCCGAAGCCGTGTGGGATGCGCTGCGCGGCGGTATGACGGTGTTGCGCGACGGAGCCCCCGTGCCCGGGGCCGCAGACACCGCAGCCGAGTAGCCTGACGCACCGTGCGTGCATCGACTGACGGCGTGTGGTAGTCTGCGCACATGCCGCAGGCTGTCCGCGTCTCCGCCTACACCCCGCCCGAGGCCGTACCAGGTCGGGGCATCGGCGCGCACTCTCTCGCGGCACAGGATGGCGAGCACGCGCGACGGTTCGCGGTGCTGTCGGAGCGCATCCGGGCCTACTCGGTCGCCGAGCGGTGCGCGCCCGTGCGGGTCGGGTGGCAGGCGTTGTCGGGCCTCGCGACCTCGGCCACGTGGGACGTATCCCCGGTGGCGGATTCGCCTGCGTCGGAGGCCGCTGCGGCGGTCGTGCGGCGCGTGCTTGGTCTCGGCGGGGCGAGCTCCCCGGTCATCGAATGGGAGGGGCGCATCATCGCGCTGCCCTCGTGGGAGTCGCGGTTGCGCGACCTCCTGCGCGGCGCGCTGATGGGGTTCAGCCTCGCGGAGATGGTGGCATACCCCTACGAGGGGACCACCTACGTCGACCTAGAGCCGCGCGACCAATCGAGCGTGCGTCAATGGGTGTACGACCGCGACGGGCGCGTGGTCGCGGTCGACCAATGGCGCCGCGAGCCCGGCGGGCTGTCGAGCATGACATCGGTGCGGCTGCCCTACGAGCGGCTCGTCCACCTGGTCTATCCCTCGCCGGCTGCGGGCGTCGAGGGGCTCGGCATCATGCGGCACATCGAGCCGCTTGCCACGGACTACACGGCCACGATGCGCCTGCGCGCGGTCGCGATGCAGCGGACCGCGGTCCCAGTGCCCACCATCAGCATCGACGAGGAGGCCCTCGGGCGCTCGGCTCGCAGCGATGGCGGACCGCCCGACGTGTCGGCCATTGAGTCGGCCCGGTCGGCGCTGCTCGACATCGCGCGCAAGTGGTCCTCGCACGAGGAGGCCGCGCTGGTGATGCCCTCGTGGGCGACGCTTGCGTGGGAGGGTCGCCCCGACTCGGCCGCTCCGCTCTCGGGCGTGGTCGCCGACCTCGAGCGGCAGATTTTGCAGGCGTGCTACGTGCAGCACCTCGCGATGGGCTCGGCGTCCTCCTCGGGCTCTTACTCCACGGCGCAGGTGCACGCGGACCTCGCGGCGCAGCTCGCGGGCGACCTGTGTCAGTGGGTCGCCGAGGGGCTCGCGCCCTACGTGCGCGCCATCGTCGCGCTCAACATCGGGCCGCTCCCGCTCGCCGAGCTGCCGCGCCTGACCTACGCCGGCATCCGCTCCCCGCTGTGGGTCGAGCGCATCGCGGACGTGGTCTCTCTGCTCAACACCGGCGCGCTGACGCCGTCACCCGACGACGAGCGCCACATCCGCGCGACCCTCGAGCTTGCACCGCCCTCGACTGCCGCCGATGGGCGTAGCGAGCGCGCGCGGGTCGCGGGCACGGTCGCCATGACGCCGCCTGCGGGCGCGCTGCCGGGCGGTCTCTGATGGCGCTCACGACTGCCGAGCTGACACCGCCCGAGGCTGTGCAGGACGCCGCGCGTCGAGGTGTCGAGCTGCACGAGGCCGGCAAGTCGGGCGACGGTCTCAAGCCCGAGACCGTGCGCCGGGCGAACAGCATCGCGGACGGTGAGCCGCAGTCCGAGCAGTGGGCGACCGTCGAGGCCCCTGCATGGTTCGCTCGCCACGCTGACGACTTCGACCGCGGCGTCGATGACCAGGACGGCGAGGAGACGCCCGGGTTCGTGGCGTGGCTCCTGTGGGGCGGCGACCCCGGGCGGCGATGGGTCGAGCGGCTCAAGGAGGTCGACATGCAGCGAGACGAGAACACGGGCGCATCGATGGCGCCGGCGGAGCTGGCCGTGCTCGCAGGGCATGCGCGGGCGCTCTCGGCGCCTCGACCTGCGCGCGTGCTCCCTGATGGTGCGGTCGGCTCGATGCACCTCGAGGGCGGGCTCTATCCCTACGACTACGACCGCGCGCGGTACGAGACCGCGACCGCGATGGCCGAGCGCCATCCCGTGCTCATCATCCACGTGGACTCCCCCGGGGGTTATGTCTCTGGTGTCGTCGAGACCCGGCGCGCCATCGCACGAGCGCAGGCCGCAGGCGTCTACGTCGTCGCCTACGTCTACGGCACCGCGGCATCAGCGGCGCTGTGGGTTATCTCGGGCGCCGATGAGATTGTCGCGTCGCCGACTGCGCAGGTCGGTGGCGTGGGCGTGGTCGTGACCCTCTACGTCGAGGACGCCGAGCACGTGGTCGAGGTGGTCTCGACGCAGACGCCGAGCAAGCGCGCGTCGGTCGACGACGGCGACTACATCGCAGCGCTCCAGCGCCGGGTCGACGCGCTCGCCGAGGTCATGCTCGACGACATCGCGCGCGGTCGTGGCGTGAGTCGCGAGGCGCTCGGCGATGGCTCGGTCTACTCGGCGCAGGACGCCGTGGAGCGGGGCCTCGTGGACCGCATCGCGACCGACGCTGATGACTGGATGTTCATGGGCGGCCGCATGCCGCTCGACTACCCGCGCGCTGTCCGGACCGCCCCGGCGCTCGCGTCTCTCGATGGCGGAATGGAGGCGCTCGATATGAGCGAGCAGGTTGCGGCGCAGGCCGCACAGTTGGAGGCGCTCGCCCGAGAGGTCGAGCGTCTGAAGGGTGCGCAGCAGGCTGATGCCGCGCGCGCCGAAGCCGCGGAGCTCGCGCTCCGCACGCGGGACGCGGAGGCCATTGTCGATGGCGCCATCCGTGAGACCCGCATCCCGCAGGCGTCGCGTGCGTCGTGGGTCGAGCGGGCCGTCCGCATCGGCCTCGACGACGTGCGCGCGATGCTCTCCGACATGGTGCCGCAGGCGCAGGTCGGAAGCGCGGCGGGGCACGGCGGGGCCGCCGAGCCCAAGCCCGAGACCACGCCCGAAAAGGCCGCGGTCGCCAAGGCGAACGAACTGATTGCTGCGGCCCTCGGCCGGAAGGAGAGCACCCGATGAGCCAGCCCGTCACCATCACGTGCATCGCGTCGGCCGCCATTGCGCGCGGTCGGTTCGTGCGCCTCAACTCCTACTCCACCGGTATCCCGGTCGTCACGCAGGCGACGGACGGCACGAGCGCGACGGGTCACCTCATCGTGGGCGTGGCGGGCACCGCCGCCGCCGCGGTCGGCGACCTCATCGACGTGGTCGTGCAGGGTCGCGTCGACTACGCCATCGCCTCGGCCGCCATCGCCCCGGGTACCACCATCGGGTGCACCGCGGACGCCGAGGTCAAGGCCGCAGCGTCCGGTGACTTCGGTCTCGGCACCATGCTCGGCGGCCGGTCCTCGACCGGTGCGACCGCCAACGACGCCGTGTGCAGCATCCTGCTCTCCGGCATCCGCATCCTCGTGGCCTAAGGAGGGCTGACACATGGCTGGTTACACCACGGCGCAGCTTGCGCCGGTCAATCCGGTCCTCTCGGCGGCAGGCGTCATCGGCGCCATGCAGGACCTGGGCGGGCTCGTGTTTCCGCGCCTCGGGCGCAACACCGTCCGCGTCGCCCCGCGCGACCATCAGGGCACGATCTTCGTGGCGCCCTCGGCGTCGATGCTCGGCTCGCCTGCGGTCCTCGAGACGGCGCTCGCGGCCGACTACCCGCAGCGCTCGCTCGGCGCACCGACGACGGTCACGTACCGCACGGTCGAGATGAAGCTCGCGTCGGACCTCCTGCCGTACCGGCTCCTCGAGCGGTCGCAGATGCCCGAGAGCATCAAGGAATTCGAGGCCGTGAGCCTCGCGCGCTCGCTCGCCCTCGCCGTCGAGAGCAAGGTCCTCACCTCGTTCTCGACGACCGGCAACTGGACCGGCACGGCCGCCCTCACGGCCCTCTCGGGCGGCGCGGGTGTGCAGTGGTCGACGGTCGCCACGGCCGCCCCCATGAGCGACCTGCGGGCCGCCATCGAGGTGTTCCGTGCGCAGGCGTTCGGCATGCGTCCCGACACGGTCATCATGAGCCGCGCGGTCGCCTCCTTCGTGGCGCGCTCCGCCGAGGCCCGTGGCTTCGCCATCGTGACCTCGGGCGCGTCGCCCATCGCGCGCGCGGTCGCCTCGGATGAGTACCTCATCGCGGCGTTCAAGGGTGAGCTCGGCCTCGACCTCATCATCAGCGACGCGCGGCGGCAGACCTCGGCGGACGGGCTCACGCACACGTCGGCCGACCTGCTCACCGACACCGTGTGGCTCGGCTGCCTCGGCAGCGGCGTCACGGCGGCCGGCAACGACGTGCTCGCGCGCCCCTCGGCGTTCCTGCTCGTGGTCGAGGACCCGCTGTTCGGCGGCGGCGTCGACAGCGGTGGCCTCGTGCTCCCGATGTCGATTCGCGAGGAGGAGAGCGCCAACCTCTCCGCTCGCGGCGTGTACATCAAGGGCGAGGTCTACACCGACGAGGTCGCCCTGATGGCGCAGCTCGGCTACACCATCACCGACTGTCTCGCCTGATGCGCTGCACCGTCACGAAGCGCGTCCCCACGATGGGTCAGAACAACCACCCGTGGACCGCGGACCTGTCCGCCGAGCAGGTGGCGTGGATTCGCGAGCAGTACGGCGACGGTGCGGTGCACATCCTCGAGCCGGTCGAGCCCGAGGCCATCGAGCCCGAGGCCGTCGAGGCGCCCAAGCGCAAGCCTCGCCGCTGACGCATGGCACTGCCCGCAGCGATACGGGCGGCTCTGCGTCGGCGGCAGGCCGACATCGACGACGTAGGGCAGCGGACCGCCGCTGCTCTCGTCGGACTCCGCGCGACCCTGCGCGAGCGGCTGCTCGAGCTGCTCGACCAGGCCGGCGACGGCGATTGGCGCGCGGGCATCATCGCGGTGCAGCTCGACGAGGTCGCGGCCGCGGTCGCCGAGCTCACGGGCGAGGTCCAAGACGCGTGGCTCGACGGGCTCGAAGCGGTCGAGCGCGCGACCCCGGCGCATCTTCGCTCGCTCGGTCTCGACCCTGCCGAGGTCATCGACGTCGAGGCGCTGACCGCGGTCATCGACGCGGCGAAGCGTGACGCGCGGGACGCCTTCCGGGGCGCCTCGCTCTCGGTCGCAACGGACCTCATGCCGCTGCTCCGCGAAGGGTATCGCCTCGAGAGCCTGACCGAGTTGTCCGAGCGCCTCGCGAAGCGCCTCGAAATCAGCACGGAGAAGGCCGCGACCGAGGCGCGCACGCAGACCGCGGTCTATGCGCGAGCCGTGGCGGGGGCCTACGCCGACGAGCTGCCGGGCATCCTCGGGTACGCCTACGGAGGCCCGGAGGACGGCCTTACGCGCCCGTTCTGCGCGGCGCTCGTGGGGCTGTGGGTATCGCGCACCCTCGCGCCGAAGCTGGACAACGGCGTCTCCGGCCTGCCGCATCCGCTCGACAGCGGCGGCGGCTACAACTGCCGGCACTCGTGGCTCGCGGTGCCGCTCTCGACGGCGCTCCGATGGGGATACCGCGAGGCGACTGAGGCCGACATCACGGCGGCGAATCGCGCGGCGGTGTAGGGCGTCGACCTCGCGCGCGGTGTGTGGTAGGCTCGCACCATGGCGGCGCGCAAACTCAACACGGGGCAGGCGCATCGGTTCCGGTGGTGGCCTCCGGACGGCGTCATCGCGTCATCGCCGACTCTCACGGTTACGTGGCCCACGGGCGCAATCGCGTACACGCTCGACCTCGCGCGCGAGCCTGACACCGTCACGGCCATCTCGACCGACCGGCGCGTGCTCACAGTGACGTGGGGCGCCTCGGGGACTCCGGCCACGCTGGCGTCCCCCGACTCCCCGGCAGCGGCGATGCTCTACGGCATCGGTACCGTCGAGGCGTCGGTCCGCGTCGTGCGCGCAGTCACTACGGGCAGCGGGTCAGGCACGGTCGAGCTCGCCGAGCCGCTGCCGCATCCCGTCACTGTCTCGGCCTCGACGCTGACCCTGCACTGGCACGAGCGGTCGGCGGTCATCGCGTCCGGTCACGTCGGCACGACCCCGACCCGCAACGTGCGGTGGTCCGTCGACTACACGGCGGCCACGCAGGGCATCACCGTCGACTACCGGCGGGACCGCGACGTCCTGCACATCGTCGCGATGGCGTTCGCGACCGGCCTCTCGGACGCTGACGTACTCGCGGCGTTCCCCGACCTGCGCTCGCGCCCGATGGGACAGGGCTCGTGGCGGGCGCAGCGCGACGCAGCGCTCGATGACCTCGTGCTCCTCGTGCGGTCTCGCATCGCACCCCGGGTCGAGGACGTCCTGCCGGGCTCACAGTTCCAGCGCGCACATGCCTACCTCACGGCGGCTGCCATCGTCGATGGCACCTCGAGCGCCGGGGCTGACCGCTCCGACCTCGCGGCGTACTACCGTGCGCGCGCAGTCGAGAGCATCGACCAGGTGCTTGCGCTGGTCGATTGGGCCGACCTCGACGGCGATGGCGTGGTCGACACTGGCGAGACCGCCATCGGGGCCGCCACGGGGCGCGCAACGGCCGGCATTGGGTCGACGTTCACCGACCTCTCGGTCGTGCGGTACGAGACCGACCCGTCGGCGCCCTACGAGGTCACGCGGACCCGCGTCACGGACGACCGCTGATGGCAGTCGGCGCCCGAGTCGACCTTTCGAAGTGGCCCACCCGCGTCGTCACGACCGAGGCCATGCGCGCCATCGGGCAGGCGGTCGCCACGCAGATGGCGCAGCGCACGTTCCGCGAGGGGCGCGGGCTGAATGACCGTGCGCACGCGGCGTACTCGACTGAGCGCGTCGTGGTCTACTTCCGGTCGGAGATTGCGCGGCGGCTGAAGCCCAAGGGTGGCGCCCCGTGGCATGCTCGACGAGGCCCACAGCGCGGGGTCGACGGGCGGCGCGGTGCCATCATCGGCAGGCTCTACGAGGGCGGGTACGCCGAGTACAAGCGGGCGGCACGCAAGGGCGTCGGCTCGGGCGGCGTGCTCGTCGACCTCACGGCATCGGGGCAGCTCGCGCGCTCGCTCGACGTGACCGCAGTCCTGCGCACTCGATGCGTTGTCACGGTGCGCGGCGCGGCGGTGACCTACGCCGAGGGCACGAACGCGAAACGCCCGTGGTTCGGCCTGTCGCCGCGTGACCGCGGGCAGGTCGACCAGACCATCGGCGAGCTACTCACGGCGCTCGTCGAGGAGCAGCGCAAGTGAGCATCACGACCCTGCGCGACGCGCTGTACGCGACCATCGCGGGCCTCACGCCGACGAGCGTACAGGCGCGTCCGTGGGTCCGCGCGCGTGGCATTCGCTCGGAGCAGGACGTGGCGCTCGAATTCCCGGGCCTGCCGACGCGGTCGGTGTGGCTCGACATCGGGCCGCCCGTCGACACGGGGCTCCTCATCTCCTCGACGCTCGACGAGGTGCGGCACGACATCACGCTCCACGTGGTCTACCGCGACTCCGACCTCGCGTGGTCTGACGACGGCGACCTGGCGCGGCTCGTGACCTACGAGGACGCGGTGCAGATCGTCGAGGCGTTGAGACCGGCGTCGGTGTGGGGCTCGGACGCGAACATCCTCGAGGTGTATCCAGATACCGCCATCGTCGAGCTCGACGACGGCGACGGCAGAGTCATTGGGCGCGTGCTGCGCGTCCGCATCACGGCAGAGGTGACAGCATGAGCGCAGGGCTACTCGCAGGGCAGGAACTGGCCCTCGCCGTCGAATCGACCTTCGGGTCGCCGTCAACGACCGACTACACCACGGTGGACGTCAGCGGCCTCTCCTACTCCCGCATCAACTGCATTCGCGCGCCCATCGCCGAGCTGGTAGGGCAGGGCGCGGTGCCGCTCTACGAGGAGCCGCTCGTGAGCACGTCGGGCGCGGGGCAACCTCCCGAGGTGGACGCGCCGTACTCCCCGAGCGACTCGCTCCCGGTCGGCATCTCGCGCGGCGACCTGCCTGTCTCGGTGCCCTTCCGGCTCCCGGGCTCGACGGCGTTTGCCTCGACCGCCATGGGGCAGATGGTCGCCAGCTCGCTCGGGCTGCTCGGAGCGGCGGCAGGCACATACCAGACGGTCACGGGCGCGGTCTCGACCACGGTCTACGGCGTGGGCGCCGGCGAAATCGGCGAAGTCAATCCCGGCGACGTCGTCGCGTGGAGTAACGCGGTCGGGGCGATGGAGTTCGCCTGCGTGACGTCGGTCAACACGGGGACGAATCGCGTGACCGTACACCCGGCATTCAGCGCGACCCCGCAAGTCAATGACCTCGTCCGCAAGTGCTCGGTCGCATACCCCGTCATCGGCGCACGCGGCGCGACCTCGCTCTCGTGGCGGTATCGGGACGCGGCGCGCGGCATCGTCGTGACCGGGTCGCGACTGCGCGAGCTCGCCATCGGCTTCGGCGGCGCGAGCAACTCCACGGCCGAGGCGCGGATGCGGTTCTCAGGCCCGTTCCGTGGCGACATCGCGGGCACGACCCCGAGCGCAGGCTCGGCAGTCGGCGGCGGCGTCACGGCGCGGCGGTATGGCTCGGTCATCTCGGGCGCTCTGAGCGGCTCGGCTCCCGAGGCCGGCGCGCGGACCGTGTTCGGCGTGCAGAGTTGGGAGGCGACCATCACCGTCGACACGGAGCCGGTCGGCTCGGCGACGACGTCCGTGCTCCAGCGCACCGACGAGGAAATCACGCGCGTTCTCGTCGAGGCCCGCATCACGTTCGCGGACACGCAGCGCTCGGCGCTCATGGCCCGACTGCGCGGTCAGACGCGCTCGACTTGGGTGCTCCCGTTGCAGGGCACGGCGGCCACGGGCGCGGCCCTCATCATCCCGGGCGGCTACCTCGCCGACCTCGACCCGGACACCATCGAGGAGTCGCGGAGTTTCTCCACGGTCACCATCCGCGGCGGCTCGGCCGACATCGCGGACACCACGGGCACGCCCACGGCCGCCAGGGGCGCGTGGTGCTTTCTGGCGGTCGTGTCCTGATGGCGCTCGCGGTCTCGACCTCGGCGCTCGTCTCGACGCGGTTCGTGCTCGCGACCGACCCGGCGTTGTCGGCCCTGCCGCTCGCCGACCTGCGTCAATACTACGCGACGCGCGACCCTGCCGGGCTCGACATCCCGAGCGATGCCTCGTGGGTCACGGCGCGCCCGATGGACCGGCGAACCGTCGCCCTCATCGAGGGGCGCACCGGGGCGCACACGGCGCAGGGCGAGGACCGCGAGTTGATGCACGCCGAGGCCATCATCGCGGCCTGCGTCGAGAGTATCAGCGACCTGCCGCAGCTCGTGCGCGGGCCGGACGGATACCCGGTCGCAGCGCTGTGGGAAGCCCTCGCGGCGCATGCCTCGGCCGGGCTCATCGTGCGCGAAATCGCGTGGCACATCGAGGCGGTGTCATCGCTCCCAAAAGCGCCCGCGCAGTCCTCGCCCTCGCAGCGTGGCGAGGGTCATGCCAGCGTCAAGGGCGCAGCCACCACGCCTGTGACGGATGCGACGGCACCGGCGGCGAGTGGGACCGCGACGAGCGGGACGGGCTGACGTGGCTCGTCGAGCCCATCATCCAGCGCGACGACCTCGCGTGCCTGGTGTGCCCGACCTGCGAGGCCGGGGCGCCGTGGGCGCGCGTCATCATCGATGCGTATCAGTGGCTCAAGATGGGCGGGCGCATCGAGGACGTTGCCCCGGAGCCGACCTGCGCGGTCGTGGATGGGGTGCTCGTGCTGATGCGCGAGGTACAGGCGGCCGAGGCGTGGGAGACCGACGCGGTGCGGCAGGACGCGGCGGCGAGGCGGTGACCTGATGGCGCTCGCATTCCCCGTTACGGTCACCGGCGCCGAGGTCGCAGAGCGTGCCCTCGGGCGCGTCGGCGATGCCGCTGTGCAGGCCGAGCGGCGCACGCAGTCGGCAGGCCGCGGGGCTGCGTCGTTCGCGTCGCAGGTCGAGCGCCTCGATGGCGTGGTCGACGCCGTCGAGAAGCCGATGCGCGCGCTCAACGGGGCGCTCGACATCGCATCGGTGGCGCTCGGCGTCGGGCTCGCGGGTCCGCTTGGCGTCGTCATCGGGCAATTCGGCGACCTGGTCAAGGCCGCCTACGCCGCCATCGAGGTCACCGCGCCCTACGAACGCGCGACCAACGACGCCGCGACCGCCGCGACCGCGCTGGCGGCGGCCGAGGCTGAAGCCGCAAAGCAAATCCGCACGCGGACCGAGGCGCAGAAGGCGGCCGGTCAGTCGGCGGTCTCGCGCGCAGTCGGCACCATCGGCGCCGGGCTCGACGCTGCGACCCTCGACCGTATCCTGCTCGCCGGGCAACGCCTCGAGGCCGTGACGCAGCAGCGGGCGGCGCTCATCGCAGGGCTCCAGCCTGGTCGCACGACTGCGGCGCAGGTCGCGGAGCTCGACGCGCTCACCCGGTCGCTCGACTCGGCTCAAGCGGAGTTGCGCGCCCTCGGGGCAGATGGGGCGCAGGTCATCACGCAGGCGACCGAGGCCGCAACAAAGGCCAGCACGGCGCGCGTCGCAGCGGTCCGCGCTGAGGTCACATCCCTCGAGGGGATTCGCAAAGCCCTCACGGCCATCGACCCGCTCGTGACGCGCGCAGGCGAGGACGTGCGCACCGCGCGCCTCGTGGCGGGTGTCGAGTCGGGCCGCGTGCCGGTGACGGACGGGCTGTTCCCCTCGTCGCGCTCGACCTCGGACGTGCTCTCGCAGGGTGCGGATGCGTTCGGCCCTGAGCCTGTGGCGCAGATGGTCGCAAAGCTCGGCGAGATACCGCCGCAGGCAACGGCGGCCGAGGCGTCGCTGCTCTCGCTCTCTGCGGCGTCCGCTGACCTCGGCTCGCTCGGCGTGGCCGGACTCCAGCAGTTCAGCGCGGCGGCCGGGCAGGCGCTCGGCTCGCTCATCATCGGCGGCGACGGTACGAGCAAGAGCCTGAAGCGCATCGCGGGCGAGGTCACGTCATCGCTGGCGATCTCCGCGCTGTCCTACGCAACCTTTTTGACCGGCCTCGGCATCGCGGCGAGCCTCTCCGGGGGCGTGCTCGGATTCTTCGCCCCGGCGATGTTCACGGCGGCCAAGACCATGGCCGTGACCGGCGTCGCCCTCGGCCTGACGGCTCGCGCTCTCGGCGCAGGCTCGTCGCCCGGGGGAGGTGGCGCGCGTTCGTCTGCCGGCGCCGGTGGTGGTGGTGGCGGTGACCGCGTGGGCTCGCTCTCCTCGGGCCGCCCCGGGGGCGCACAGCCGGTCATGGTGACGGTCGTGCTCGGCGTCGAGCAGGTGACGTCGGTCCTCGTCGATGGTGCACGGCGCGAGGCTCGCGCGGGTGGTCTCTCTGGCGGTCGATTGGCGGTGGCCTGATGCCTCGGTATCCCGCACTCCTCGCAGGCTGCGACGTCGCCGCACTCGCCGGGCTCATCCCGTTTACGAGGGGCGCCACGAACATCACGCTCCCCGCTGCGGCCTCGATGTACGACGGCGGCCGGTATCCCGACGTCGTCGCGTGGCTCACCGGCTACGGGTCGCAGGCCGGGCGGCATCTCGCAGGCGACATCATCACCGCGTGGGCAGCGGCGGGCGGCGGCACTCTCGCGTGGGAGGCCGACATCACGACCGATGACCGCGTCCGAATCAGGGTGCCGAATGCGAGCCTCGGGGCATGGTCGCTTGTCGCCACCGCGGGCAACGCCTACGGCATGCCCACGGGCACCACGGCGGCATCTCTCGTCTCGGGATACCGGCAGGTGGTCGGCACGCTCCCGTGGACGCGCGGCAACTACGACGCGGGGGCCTCGCCGCACTCGCTGACCATCACGGACGGCGTCGACACCATCGGCGTGTCGACCATCACGGCGCGCGTGCACTCGGTGCCCACGATGCTCCGGGCCTCGACAACGACCGATGAGGGCGTCTCACCGCTGACCTCGCTCGAGGACGCGGACAACGACGCGGTGGACAATGCAGACCGGCGCGTCCGGTGGGGCCTCGACGAGACGGGGCGCGTCTGGACCTCGTACCCGTCGCCGACCATCGACCCCATCGGGTGGCTCTCGACGACGGCAGGGCTCGCGTTCCGGCGGCTCATGGGCTTCACCGGCAGCGAGTCGCCGGTGGTCACGGGCGGGCGCGCGCTGCTCACGGCGACATACGTCTGCCCGCTGGTCCTCCCGCTCTCGCGCGGCATGACCCGCTACTCGCAGACCCTGCGCACGTCGGCTGGGCTCGTCGAGCTCTCCAGCGGCCGCGCTCGGGGTCGACACATCGGACACTGTCGCCAGCACGGCGTCGGCTACACCCTGCGCGGGCCGACGCACACGACCTCCGACGAGGGGCAGGCGCTCTCAGCGTGCTGGCCTCTCCTCGGGCGTGGGCAGCGCGTCGCCATCTCGCACGACCTCGGCGACCCTCGCCGCTCTCGACTCCTCGCCGACCTATACGACGGGACCGCTGTCCCGGCGCACTCGACGGCCTACACGACCGAGCATCTCCGCGGGCGCGTGCCTGGTCGCGTCGCAGGGGGCAGCGCGGCGGATGTGGCGTTCGGTCTCGACGGCGCGCGGGTCCGCTCTGACGAGGTGACGCTGCTCGTCGACGAGGACGCCTAGACACGGGCGCGGCGGTGTGCTCATCATGCGCGGCGGGCAGGGGTGCCCGAGGAGGTATGTGATGGTGAGCCGAGAGTGGTTTGAGCCATGGGCACTGTGGGTCAGCGCACACGCCCACGAGTCGGTCGTCGGTGACCTGGCCGCGATTCTCACGCGGGCAGAGCGCCTGGGCGATACCGCATGGCGGAGCATCGAAATCGCCGCACGTCGCGGCGCCGTCCATGCTGCATCACAAATCATGAGTCCAGACGAGCCGTGGGGCGCGCGCGCCGCGTGCCGAGGCGTAATCGTGTGGCTCGACGATGGCGCGCACGATGGCGAGCGCGTGCGCGTCCATGAAGCCTGCTACGCTGCCGCATGCCAGGCGGAGGATGCGCAAGAGGAGTCGTGGCGCCACCAGAAAGAGGCGGATGCGGGTATGGAGCTCGCGGCAAGTCGCGCCGACGCATCCCCTGAGTGGGCCGAGAAGCTGATGCGCGTGTGTCAGGAGCTGCAAAGGGCTGCACACACAAGCGGGTGCGTCGCGACAGCAGCGGCCGAGGCCGCGTGGGCTGCGTGGGCTGCGTCGAGGAGCACTCCCGAAGCTGCAAGATGGGCGGTGGGCGCCACGGCGGGCGCGTTCGACGCCATGGCATCAGCGGCATCCAGTGTCGGCACATCATGGTCAGGTCACATGACTCCGCTTCAGCGTGCTGCAACCATCAGCGCAACGCCAGCGCTCATCAAGATGTGCATGGAGTGCGACCGCGTGGATGGTCAGGTCAGCGTGCTACACTGACGCACGCGCGCGCGTGTGATACCCTGCGCGGGTGGCGCGCACCATCCCCGGCTCATACACGGCGGTCGACCCGCAGGCGCTGCTCACGGGCGAGCCGCAGAAAGCGTCCGTCGCTGCGCCGCTCGGGAGCGCGGTCAACTACCTCATGTCGCAGGTCGCCCGCGCCACGGTCATCTCGCAGTCGTGGGCGCAGACGGGCGGCGCTTCGGTGTGTCGCAGGACAACGGGCAGCCTCGCCGAGTGCGGCAAGTGGGAGATTCCGCAGCTCGTCGGCGCGACTGCCGTCTCGGTCACGCTCATCGCGCGCGTCGCGGCCGGGCCGGTGACCACGCACGCGGTCGAGATACGCAGCGCGACGGGCGCGGCCACGCTCACCATCGACTCGGCGGACGGGCTCTCCACCTCCCTCGCGGTCTACTCGGGCAGCCTCGCGGTCGGGTTCGCGGCGGGTTACGAGAACATCACGATGCACCTCCTCGGCGACGGCGCAACGCCCGTCGAAGTCGTCGCGTTCCTCGTGCGGTATCCGGTGCTCTCCAGCCTCCCGACCGGGCGCCTCTCGGACGGTCGCATCGCGGTCGACGACGACGACATCGAGGCCGATAACCCGCTCTCAGCGCGCGTCGGGCACGACCTGCGCGGGTGCATGGCGGGGCTCGCGGGGTTGCCGCGCGTCCACGCCAACGTGAGCGACCTGCGCAACGTCGACACCGCGTCGCAGAACGAGCTCGCCCCGTATCGGCACAGCTTCCCGGGCCCGCGCCTGCCTGACGTCGATGACCGCGCGCTCGACCTCACGGTGCGCATCCGCACCACGTCGGCGGCAGACGGGCGCATCGTGCTCCGGCACTCGGGCGACGGTGAGCGCGGGCCCGTGACCGAGGTGCAGGTCGGCGCCGGCGCTGCGCGCTCGATGAGCACGGCGACCATCCGCCAGCGCCCGGGGCAGGGCATCGCGCCGGCCTCGCTCGGCATCGATTGGCAGGCGGTCGGCATCGTGCCGCAGCACGACCCGGCGTTCGTCGACCGGCTTCAGACCGACACGAGCACGGTGGACCAGGTGCACGGCGTCCTCGTGTGGGGGTGGACGTGACGGTCCCTTACACCGCGCGTCTCATCCTCCCCGCTGCGGCCGAGATGCGCACCGCGCGCACCGTCACGGGCGCCACGCTCGCCGGCCTCGCCGGCGGGGCCAACACGCTCGCCGGGGTCTACGCGCGGCACTGGCAGGTTGTGCACGGTACGCAGGTCGTAGAGACCACAGCGGCGCGGCGCCACGGGTACGTGCACTCGGCCGATGGCGTCAACCAGGCCCTCGACGCGCTCATCACCATCGGCCCTCTCGACGCGGCGCTTCAAATCGCTGTGCTCACGGCAGCGCAGGAGGCGGGCGGCTCGTCGTCGCCGGTCGTGACGGTGCGGCTCGACTCCATCACCTCGACCGTCATCGACATTGGCGTGACCTGGTCGCGCGCGCTCGGCACCCTCGCGTGCCGCGAGCTGCCCGAGATACGCATCGCGGCCGCGTCCGGGCAGCGGCGCATCGTGCCCACGTGGCAGGTCTCGGGCGACGTGCGCCGGCCTGACCTCGCGACGGCGGGCAGCGCGTCGGGGCCTCGCGCGCTCGAGGCGAACACGACCGCAGGTGACGTGCGCGGGACCGTCGCCGTGCTGCGCGTGACCTCGACCTCGTGCCGCATCCTCGCGGTCGCCGTGCTCCCGGTATGGGGGGTGGCGCTGTGACCGTCGCCGCGCTCGACGTTCTGCGGGGTCGCCAGTGGGCGGTCGTGGTCACGGTCGCCGGGCTCACCGACCGCTACTATTCCGGCCCGCATCCCGACTCGCAGAACATCCCGGGCACTGGCGGCGCGATGACCTACCGCGACGTCGAGGCCGTGCTGTCGCTCGGTCCCGAGTCGTGCAGCGTCGACGAGGTGGACGCCACGGTCGAGCAGTCGCCGGTGTCGGTGCGGCTTCTCGCTCGAGGGGCCGCGCTCTCGCCGCTCCACGCCACGACCACGGCGCGCACTGTGGACCCGCTCTCTACCCTGCGGCGCATCGGGCCCCGCGGCGCGACGTCGCGCACCACGCTCGGCGCCACGCTCATCAGCGAGACCGGGCCGAGCGTCATCACGTGCACGTCGGACATCTCGGCGTGGACCGGCCTAATCCACTGCGGCCTCGAGGCGCTCCACGTCACGGGCGCAGGCACCGGCTCTGCGCTAGACCTCGACGTGGCGCGCGGCGTGGCCTACACGCGCATCGCTCGGCACGTGTGGCAGCCGTCGCGCGGGTACCAGCCTGCGGTGACTCGCGAGGTCACGGCGTGGCGCGGGCGCGTGTGTATCGTGCAGGCTGCGCCGGTCGCCAACGGGGTCCGCGTCGGGTCATACGCCGAGGTGTGGCGCGGCGTGCTGGACCGCGAGCCGTCCCTCGCTGCTGACGGGCTCACGCTCGAGCTGCGCATCGCTCCGCTGTCGGCGCTCCTGCGGCAGCGGCTCTCCTCGGGCGCGACGTCCACGACCCTCGTGCGGGGCTGGCACTACATCGTCCCGGGGCAGGGCTCGCGCGTCACGCATGACCAGATCTTCGAGGTCGGCGAGGCGTACCAATCGCAATACGTCGTGGTCGCCGGAACTGCCGAGGTCGACGCCAAGTGTTACCGCGCTCACGAGCGGCTGACCGACATCACGCTCGACTCCGACCACCCCCGGGGCGGGCAACTGATTTGCGACACGGGCGGGGCGTCGACCACTCACGCGGTCACGGCGCGCGCCATTATCGGCGCCGCCCCGTCGTCGAACCGGCTCACGGCCGACCCCGTGGCGCCTGCGCCGTTCGGCACGACGTTCGGATTCCTGACGTCGCCGTATCTCGAGGAGCCGTGCACGCTGGATCTGGTCGACCCGACCGGAACGGGCGAGCTCGTGCGCTGGCCCGAGCGGGCATTGCAGGTCATCGCGGGCACATACGCCGCGGCCGTGACATGGAACGATGCGCGCCACGACTGCGACCGATGGCGCATCGCCACCACGCAGGGCCGACTAGGTCGGTGGGCGCGGGTCGAGCTGTCGCAGGATGGGTCGGGGTGGCTCTGGCGGGCCGGGCTTATCGTCGGCGGAGCTGCGTTTTCGCCGCTGTCGCTGCGGTGGCAGCCAGGCCAGCAGGTCTGCGTCGGGGTCGACTTCCGGGCGCCGAATGACGACAGCAAGCTGGTCGACATCGAGGGGCAGAGCTTTGCGAGTCGCCGCGAGCGTGTGTCCGAGGACGTCGACCTGCGCGCGCTCGCCCGCATCCCGTGCCGAGGTCCCGCGCTCGCGTGGTACCAGGGCTCGGAGACTCGGTTGCTTGTCGCCGACGACGTCTACTCTGGCGCCGGGCAGCAGCAGACGTTGCGCCTGAGCGGCGGCGACGAGAACAACGGCACGGGCAACGGCATCGACGTCGGGGTGACGGCATCCAGCGCCGTCAACGACCCCGACACGGGCGACCTCGTCGGCTACCTGCTGACCGTCGCGCACGTCGACAACCCGAACCGCTACATCATCGACCGGAACACGCCCATCACGGTCACGCCGCAGGCCCGGTCACAGGGCGTCGACCCGGGCATCCTGCTTCTGCGCCTACTCCAGTCGGGCGGCGGCGGGCAGGTCCACGGGGCATACGACGTGCTGCCCTACGGCGCGGGCCTCGACGA